TCACCAAAGGTTTCTTGTACGTATTTTTCTATTTCACCTCTATATTCTTTTATTTCAGAATGAATTTTTTTAGCTTGCTCAATAACACTATCAATGCCGTATTGTATTTCGGGATTTTTAATGTTTTCAAAAGACTTGATGAATGTTCTGAATTCCTCACTATTTGGGTTAAGTTTTTCTAAGGCTTCAAAGTTTATTTCGCCGTCTTTAAATAAGCTGCCAAACTTTTCTTTGAAAGACTTGGTTATTGCTACTTGATATTCTTTGTAAATAGTAAATGCATCAGTAAACCATTTAGTTCTTTTTTCGTAATGGTCAAATATCTGTGTGTTTTCTATTCTTTCTACACCATTACGAAGTCCTTTAAGTTTTTCGTTATAGGTTTTAAGTATATCTAAATGTTTCCCTATCTTATCAGTAGTGAAAGGGTTAGTATGTTTTTCGCCTTTCAGTATTCGTTGGTCTATAAGGTCGTTTATCTTTTTTTCATACTGAATTTCTTGCTCTTTCCATTGGCGTTCTCTTTGTCTGGCACGTTCTTTATTGCTTTCTATTTTTTCATAAATACCATATACAGCACCTATAACACCTCCAATCGCAGCACCCAAACCACTTCCTACAGAACCTCCTATTTGGGCAAACGATAATGTTTTACTAACTATACTACCCAATTCATTTATGCTATTAGCGAAGTTTTTCAGGCTTTCGTTGCCTGTGCTTTGTCCTAATCGTTCAAACTCTTGTCCTAATTGGGCAAACTCGCCTGTAATAGATTGTGCTGATGATAGCATACCATTGAAGGCTTCTTGCCATTCAGCGGTGTTTGGTTTGGCTTGAACCATTTTCTTTATGTTTGCTCCAAGTCTGCCAAAAGTGGTATCACTACGCTCGGCGGTATCTCTTACTTGTTCTATCTGCTGGCGGAGGTTCTTGATGAACTCTACATTGGCATTGTCGCTCATATCAAGGTTGCTTGCTAAGGCATCTATCTCTTTTTCGGCTTCTAAAATGGTCTCACGTATTTCCTTGACGGTCTTTTTGCGCAGGTTGTCGAACAACTTCGCAATGGCTGTACCTTCTTTTTTGTGGAGTATGTCCAACTTTTTGAGTTCTCGTGCCTTTTCGTCTTGTGCTTTCTTTACTTGTGGAGCGTCTGCCCCTAATTTGGCTTGCAAGGCGGCAATATCGGTATTGTATTTCTCCTCAATAGCTTTGCGCTGGTCGGTGTAGGTTTGGTACTTTTCTAACAGCTCTTTATACACTTGTTCCTGCTGAAAGCGTTGGTACTCGGCATTGTCGGCTAAAAGTGTCTTTTCATTTTCGGCAAGGCGGGCTTTCTCGGCATTAATGGCTTCGGTATTGGTGTTGAAGTCCTGCCCTTTTTTCCATTTGCCCGCTGCTGCGGCTTTTTGCTTTTCGTTCTCAATGAAGGCGACTAACTGGTCTTGTGAACGCCTCCTTATCTCTTCTTCTTGCTTGTCGTACTCTAATTGTATGATAGCAAGGCGTTTTTCAGCCCCTTCTTGCATTATCTTGATGCGGGCTTCTTCTTGCCTAAATAGGTCATCTTGGATTTGTCGCTGGTGGTCTCTGTTGGCTTTTTCGGTGTCGAACTCTGGAAGGGTTTCTTTCTTGGCTTTTGTAGCGGCTTTCTTGTTTAAACTTGCTTTGTGATTCTCTAATGTTTTCTTTGCGTTTTCTACATTGTCTTTGGCTTCTTTAATGATTTTTTCAAATTCTTTTTTTGAGTGTTTCCCTTGTCCTCCATTCTTTATATTATCCAAAGCCTTCTCTGCGTCCTTAACGGCTTGTGTATATTCCTTAGTGAGGTCTTTATACTCATAGGTTTTTTCGTGAAGGTGGTCTAATTGTGCTTGTATGGCTTGTGCTTGTGATTGTAGTTCTTCTTTATTGAAGGCGTACCACTCCTCGCCAAACTTTACACCGTGTGAAGCCCATTTTTTACCTTCTTTTTCTTGCTTTTGCAGGTCGGCAATGAGGCGTTTGCGCTGCTCTAATTGCTTTTGTAGGTCGCCTTCGGATTGGTTTTTAAGGTTGGCTGTCCAATCGCTAAGAGCATCGCTTTTTAGTTCTTTTTTGGCGTTTTTTTGCTTTTCATTGAAGTAGGCGTATATTTCGCTATAATTCCCAAATGTACGCCAATGGTTGCCGAATTTTTCTGTAATTATTCTGTCGAGGTCTGACCCTTTGGCTATTTCGTCAAAGCCTTTGCTGCCTTGTTTTGTGCCTATATCATACAATATTTTGGCGTATTCTTTATTCTTGGAATAGTCGGTTTGGCGTTGCCCGCGTGCTTTATTGGCGTCAAACTCGGCTATTTCTTTTTTGAGTTTGAGTATATCGGCAAGTTTGATGCTTTCTATATCGTATTTTGCGAATATTTGGGGATAAGTTCCGGCAAGTTCTGTAAGGGCTTTGCGCCTATCGGTATCGGCGAGGTATTGGTTGGTAGCAGTGTCTATAAGTTCCTCGATATGCTGTTTGTGCTCTTGCTCCTTAGCCATAGCGATTTCTCTTTCTTCGTTGAGGCGTTTTTGGGCTTTTTCGGCAGATGAAGTTCTATCGGTAAGGACGAACATTGCTGCGGCTAATGCGGCTACTGCTGTTGCCATAAATATATAGGGGTTGGCGAGCATAGTGGCATTGAGGAGTTTTTGGGCTTTCTCTAACAACAAAAGACCTCTGTATTGGGCGAGTTGTGCTACTGTCCAGCCATTAGTAAGCTGGGTACTGAGGGCTATAAGGGTATTATTGACGATGATAGCTGCCTTATACGTTCCGTAGGTAGCAACAAGCCCTGCGATGATTTTCCCGAGCGTTTGATAATTTTCTACTAAATAGGCTACTCCGCTAATAGCTCCTGATACGACTCCCTCACTTGCTTTGCCTATTTCGTTGAGCATTTGGTCGAAGTTGTCTTGCAGGTTGGATATTTGTCCGCCTAACGACTTGCTTTGCTCTGCCATTAGGTTGAAGAACAATCCGCCTTCGCTGGTCATATTCTTGATAACGGCTTGTACTTCGGGGAAGCCTATTTTGCCTGCGCTAACCATATCTTTGATTTCGGTTTCGCTCTTGCCTACGACTTTACTTAGTTCGGCTATAATAGGAATACCGGCATTCATAAACTGGTATAGGTCGTTGGTCATTAGCTTTCCTTGTGCTTTGACTTGCCCATATACGTGAATGAGTTGCCCCATAGGCACGCCTAATCCTGCAGCTACATCGCCCATACGGCGAAGGGTTTCGGTTACTTCTTCGGCAGGAACTTGAAAGGCAAGCAAACGCTTAGCCCCTTCAGATACTTCGTGGAGTCCGAAGGGTGTTTTAGCGGCAAGGTCGGTGAGTTGTGCCATTAATTCGTTGGCTTTTTCCTTGCTTTTGAGCATAGTGCCAAAAGATATTTCGAGTTGTTGGAACTCGGAGCGTACGGCTACCATTTGACTAATGAATGATTGCGCCCCTTGTAGTGTGAAATAGGCGGTCGCACCTTTGAGGAGGGTTTGCCATACATCGGCTTGCTTTTTGCCCTCTTCAACGGCTTTGCGTGTCATTTGCTCGAATTGCTTTTTGATTGCTTCGACTTCTTTTTGTAGCCCTTCGTAATTTGCTTTTACATCAAAGACCAAATTTCCGTCATTAGTTTGCATACGATTTAGTTTTTATAGTGATAATGCGTGATTATGGGTACATCACGCATTATTGGGTGAATTGTTTTATTCCTTTGAGAAAATCGGCATAGGAGGTGCGTGTTTCTGATTTCTGTGGGGCTTTTTTAGTATCCTTATCATAGTCATAAGAGGGGATAACGGCACTATAAAGCATTACATTGGCATAGCTTATTTCTTTTAGCACGTAGTTGAAGGTTAGTCCGTACTGTTTGGCGAATGAGCCTACAAGTCCCCAGATGCTGTCGTTTCGGTCTCCACTTCCTTCGTTGGTTTGGTTATCATCATTCCTTTGAGGGAAGTGGTAATGACGAAAAAAGCGCGTATATCTATTTGCCCTAACACTTTAAAGAAGGTGGCTGATACTTCGGTAATAGGAGTGTTAATGAGTTTTTTTGCCAGCAATTCGCCTTTGGTTACATTCTTCTTTTTGCGCCAAAACTGCCATTTAGGATAGGTAACTATTTGAGTAAAGTCTTTGCCTAATAGGATTACTGATATAGCCCACGCTATATTCTCATATTCTTCGGCATTGTGTATGATTGAGCCTAATATATTCCCCTCACTAATAGTGTCGGTAGGTATTTTGCTGATGTACTTTGAAGCCCTTACGAGGGTAAAAATAGAGGGCG